GAGGTCGGACGTTCTCGGGTGAAGCAGCTCCTCCCAGGTCCGGTCCGTCGTCACGTCGTAGATGCTGGCGATGTACGTCCGCACGTACTGACCGACCTTCCTGGCGTCGCCCCCTTGGTACAGTCCGCCCGTGAAGATGGTCGCCGAGATTACCGTGACGATCTGCTCGTGCCCGAAGTCCGTCCGCATGACGGCCGACCCTAGATGCTTCGGCTCCGTAATCGATCCGAAGGCGAAGGTAGTGTCCCATTGTGCGACCTGGCCGAAGCCCTGACGGACGAGCCAGGCGTCGGCCCGGCGATACACGTTCTGCACATAGGGACCGTCGCCGTGCAGGTCGGGCGTCATACCCGTCGGCATGACGTCGAGTTCTTGCTTGCTTATCGCCACCCGCTGATCCGCCGCTCGTCGAGGATGTGGTCGCTCATTTCAGGGACCCGGCCGGCGGACAGGTACAGTTCCAGCTCGACCTCCCGGCGCTTTAGCTGGCCGTCGAGTTCGGGGTTCGGGGCGCCGTCTCGGATGCTGTACTGCTTGTAAGCGTACAGGGCGATCAGGTCGTGAAAGGCGTCGAAGTCGTCGACGAACTCGTTGTCGCCCGCCGTCAGTTGCGTCCAGTCGACCGCCGAGACGGGGACGTATTCGATCCGAACTGTCTCGCCCGACTGGTCCTCGGAGAAGCGCAGGACCGTCCCGCTCAGGATGTACCGCTGCGACAGGCGATCCATTTCCTCGAAGCTGCCGGCCCCTCGGTAGTACCAGTTCACTGCGCCCGCCGTGTCGACGTTGACGACCTTGAGAAGCTGATACAGGCGACGAGTCCCGGCAGGAGCGAGCGACGCCCCGAGAATCCGCGTCGGGTTCGCCGCGTCGGCGAGGTCGTAGAAGTCCGTCGATGGGCTGATCGATACCCGGGCCGCATACGAGTAGGGATCGGTCTGGATGATCTGCCGGCGGAACTGGTCGTACCCGACCGTCAGCGCGCTCGTGACCTGGGCGGCGGCGAGGAATGTCTCGTCGTCCTCGTCGCAGTACAGGCGAAACAGGTCCCCGATCCCGTCGACAAACATCAGGCGACCTCCGCGCTACCGAATCGGGCGTCGGCGGGCTGGCCCCCGGGCTCTTCGGCGATGGGCAATCCAGGGACCTGCGGAACGCCTGGCCCCGATGTCTGTCCCGGCTGCGGAAGTTCGCCCTTCCCTCCCGGCGCCGGGGCTCCAGCCGCTAGACCTCCCATCGCCATCAGAAGCCCGGCGACGTGTTGCTGGATCTCGAGGTCGAGACCGTAGAAGTCAGCCGTCCGCATGAAGTCCTCGAACACTCGGCGAATGACGTCGACGTCGTCGGTCGGGAACAGTTGAATATCGAAGCCCGCCTTCGCCGCATTGAGCAGCTCGCCGGCATGGGACATCGATGCGATCTTGTCGAGGACGAAGCGTGACGACGTGCCGAACGCCATTTCCTGCATCGCCTCGTCGGGCTGCAGAAGCCCGGCTGCGTGCAGTTCGATGATGCGCTGACGCTTGTCGGCGGTCTCGTTACGAAACAAGGACCCGGCTTCGATGATGACCTCGGGGACTTCGACGAGGTCCGTCGTTTCGAGTTCTCGATGAATCAGCGCCCCCGTGGCGTCGAGCGCCCGGACCCAGCGACGCTCCGTCCAATGCTCCCGCATCAGGACAAGGACGGTCCGCAGGACGTCGACGGTCCCCGCCTCGATGCCGGCCTGCGTCGGTTGGAGCTGCGATGCGTCCGACTGCTTGAGGGCGTCGACGTGCTTCGCCGAGTTGACGCCCCGGGCGGTCTGGCCGAGCGATGCCGAATGAACCCCGGCGACGTTCAGCATGTCGGCCCGGATCCGCTGCAGGTCGGCGTATGCTTCCGGCGGTAGCGTGGTCCCCTGCATGTAAGCCGGGGCTCCGTGCGCCGAGTTGTACCGGACGACCTTGCTCGCTCCGATCTTGAACGCGTTGCCAGGCACGGCCGACCCGGCGGGAACCAGAATGTACGGGTCCGCATAGTGCTCAATGGCGTCGATGATCTGCTGGTTCTTCTTGTTGTACAGAATCTGCAGGTCGACGAGGTCCTCGACCAGGCCCTTCCCGTACAGGACGCCAGGAACCCGCAGATATACGAAGAGCCTGACCGGCGTCGTCTCCGTGTCCCATTCGTCGTGGTCGAGGACGTGGTCGGTCAGGCGGACCTCGTGCGTCCCGTCGTCGTAGTAAACGTCGAAGACCTCGACGACGTTGTCCCGGACTGTCTCGTCCTCGAGGATGCTGTCCCGGCTCTTCACTTCCGGCGTGTCGTCGATAGCCTTCGCCGACTTCGGCCAATCGTCCTTGATCTGGTCCCGGTCAGCCAGGCGCCGCACTGCGATGAACGCCGATTCGTCCGGGTCCGTCGCCCCCTTCTGGAAGAAGAGGTCGTAAGGGTTGACCAGTTCCGTGTGGATCGCCCCGTCCTCCGGGTCGTACACGGTATGGAGCGCAGCGTTCCCGCAGGACACCAGCCACTCGATCAGCTCCTGATACGTCCCCTTGAGGTTCTCCGTCGCCCAGTAGTAGCGCACGGCCTCGAGCGAAGACCGAGCCTTGAGAATGTCCTCGGACGAAGGCGACGCCGGCAGGATCGACGGGCTCGGGTATTCGACCGCAAGCGTCGAGACGATGGCCCGATATAGCGGGGTGATCTGGTCGTCCCGATAGCGACGGTCGTCCGTGTCGAGAACCCGAAGCCGACCCTGCGATCGGTCGTAGCTGACGTACTGTTGACCCTGCAGAAACAGCCTCGCCAGGTCCCAGACAAGCTCCGTCCGACTGCGGGCCGACTTGCTGTCGTCGATCTCCTGGGCGAACGTCTCGGACAGGCGATGCACTACTTGAGGTCCTCTTCGACGGACAGCCTAGCGAGCAGCTCGTCGATGCCGGCCATCCCTCGGGCGCCACGTTCGACGCCCATCGCCGCCGCTCCCATCGGAACGGCCTCCGGGGCGACGACTCCCGCAGCCCCGGTAGCGAGACCTCCCCCGATGGATGCGCCTGCTGCGGCGCCGGCGGGGTTTCCGCCCGTGGCAATCGCTCCGAGCAGGGCGCCGAGCAAGGTCCCGCCGACCTGAATCCCCGACGCCGTCTCCGTCGCTTCTTCCTGCTGGCGTCGCCGCTCTTCGGCTTCGAGCTGTTGCGCCGCCTGGCGACGGGCCTCGATGTTACGCCCGAAGGCTGCAGGGTTCGCCATCAGATAGCCTCCTCGAAAAGGTCCGACACGGACTCGATGACTCGCATGTCCGCCTGACGCTTGGACTGCGCCTGAGCGCCCAGCTCTTGGCGGAAGGTGTGAAGATGCCGGGCGAAGATGACAACGAGCAGGAGGTCGACAACGGCCACGCCGATCAGTCCGAGGATCTGAAAGGCGATGACCATAGAACGACCTCCTGCCCGCGTCAGTTCATCAGCTTCCGGCGAGGGCCCCGTCGAAGTCCAGACCGACGATGGCGCCGGCGAAATTCGGACCGTAGCAGCCCAGGTTGAAGTACTGCTTCCAGACCCGCTCGACGGCGTCGGTGCCCTGGAAGTTGTACACGTCCCCGTCCCAGTCGCCGCCCCGCATCATGTAGGTCGACCACGTGTCGTCCTGCACGAAGAAGACGCCGCCGCGAGCGCAGTCGACGTCCTCCTCGAACGGGATCCCGCCATAGCTGAACCCGCCCGGCATGACGCCACCGTCCACCTTGAGACCGCCGCCGCCGCCCACGTTGAGCTGCATCGTCGTCGCGCCCTGGAAGAGCGTAGCGACCTCGGCTCGGGCCGTCGGGTGGAAGAACGCCCGGGTCGGACGCCCCTCGTTCCGGGTCCGCACGGAGATCCGGTCGAGCAACTGCTGCACGCGCTGCAGGTTGATGTCGCCGCGGTTGTGGTCGCCCGTGGTGTTCAGCGTCAGGACGTTCGACTGCAGCAGCGCCGTGCCGCCGACCGTCGTCCGGGCCTGCCCAAAGTGGTTCGGGGCGCCGATGTTCTCGTAGATGCCGGTCATCTGGTTCTCCAGACCCTGACCGGCCTCCGTGCAGCGAACGGCGCAGGCGAACCCGGCCCCGACGGGGGACGTGTCGAGCGCGTCCTGGACCGTCAGCCGAGAACCCGTGACGTCAGCCGCCGAGATCTCCACCGTGGCGACCGTCGCGTAGGTGTCGAGGCGAATGATGTC